ACCCGGTGTGTTCGTAGGTATCGCCCACCCAGGTGCGGTAGCGAGCAGCCGAGGCCTCCACGCCAGCCGTGTCGCCGAGGTACATGTCGATGACCAGCAGGGTCTGTTCACCGCTGATGCCGTGGTTGTTTGGGCGCTCCAGCGTCATGCTCGTGAACGACCGCACCCGGTACACGTCGGTCGTGCCGGTCGCCGCTGCGTTGCGCTCGTGCAGCAGCTTGACACGTAGGCTGCGCAGCCAGGCGATCATCTGCGCGTGCAGCAAGGGATCGACGGTTTTGAGGTCGATCATGTCGGCGGCCACGATGAACCCCGTCAGGTTGCGACCGATGCAATACGCCGAGAACTCGGCCTCGGGCGCGGTGTACTCGGAGCCGATGACCGTGCGCAGCCCGGTCAGCACCTGGTCCAGGTAGGTGCCCGTGGGACGGCCGTTCGGTGTCTTGCGGTGCGCGCTGGCCATGGCGAGGATGTGGCTGTCGGCGTAGGTGCCGAACACCCCGGTGGAGACGAGGTTGTTCAACGGGTCGCCGTTACAGAAGGGGGCGGCTCCGCGGCCGAGATCGACGTTGGCCCAGGCCAGTATCTGGTCCCATGCCGGGCCGGTGGTCGGCAGGGCGTTGAGGGCGGGGTCGTCTATCCAGATGCGTGTGGGGATCACGGCCATCAGGGGCACCCTGTGTTGAAGTCGGAGTTGTCCGAGACGTTGGTCGAGCCGTCGAGCACCTGGCAGCGCTTGCTGTCCGGGCTGACGTAGGTGGGATCGGTTTTGGCCTTGCCGCAGTTCATGCGGACGTTGGAGGTCAGGCGCACGTTGTTGCTCGGCCCGTAGCCGGCGAGCTGCTTGAGGCGCACCCCGCGATCCACCCCGCAGACATCGGCGTTGTCCAGCAGGAAGCCGTCGGTCTCGTAGACTTTGGCGAGGTCCGGCGCGGCCACGGCGTTGCGCACGGTCAGTCCGTTGATGGTGACGTTGGTCGCCCGGCGCACGTCGAACAGGACGTTTCCATTACCAGCGGTGGTGCCCGTCTCATAACCGGCATCCGTCGCCGTGCCGGTCAGCAGTGTGAGATTGTCCACCTCGCGCAGGCGCAGGGGCTCGACCAGGTTGGCGACGGTGTAGCGGTTGATGGTGATGTCGTGGGGGCGTCCATAGGCGGCGTCTTGTTCCCACACCACGGTGCCGTCGGTGACCAGTCCACTGGCATCGGCCAGCGACCAGTTCGGCTCGGTCGCGCCGCTGGTGCCGGCGGTGACGCAGCGCCAGATGAAGGTCGGGTTCGATGTGGGAATGACGAGATTCCCCACTGTGTAGGCCGTGTTGGCCGCCCAGGCAGATGCATCGCGCCCCTGCTCGATCTCGAGGCAGTTGTTGGTGAATCGCCCGGTGGCCTGGAAGTCGGCAATGGCGCCGGTGGAGGGGCCGTAGAGTTTCATGCCCTTGAGCGAGTCCGCGCTGTTGGTGGCGCTGTTGTCGATGAAGACCACGGTGCCAACGGTGAATTGGGTGTCGCTGAAGCGGATGCCGTCGGGTATGTCGACGCATTTGACGCGATCGACCACGACGTTGGTCGATGAGGTGAATTTCAGCGCGCGCGCGTCGGCCGGGGTGCCGGGCACCCCCTGGAAGGTGAGGTCGAGCACTTGCACGCCGTCGGTCTTTTTGGCCTGGAAGGCGGCGACATTGGGCGCGGTGTTGATGTCGATGAAGGTGATGTCCATGCCGGCGCCCCGGATCACGACATTCGAGGGGATGTCGATGATGGCGTTGGTTGCCGGGTTGTTGCCCTGGATGAGGAAGTGCCCACCGGAGAATTCCAGGGTGCCACCCTCACTGAGGACATAGAGCGCGGCTGCGACCGGCCGGGAGGCGTCGCTGCCGTCGCCTGTCGCGCCCCACCAGGTGGGGCTGGCCAGGTTGAGCGTGGCGGCGGGCCACCAGACGGCGTTGTTGAAGGCGCTGCGGTCGTCGAATACGGGGACGGCGGCGGCGCCCATGGGGACGGTGAGGCCGCCGGTGCCGAGGATCAATGCGCCCTGTGTGCTGGCGCCCTGGTTGAACTGCAGGATGGCGCCGTCCTGGATGTCGGTGTGCACGCTGTCGGGCACCACGACGGGGTGTTCAAAGATGAAGACGGAGCGACCCTGGGCATCCGCCGGGCGGTCGGTCCAGCGGGCGAAGCGGATGATCGCGGCCGTGGCGCCCAAGGCGGTGAGCACATCGAGCAGCGACATGCCCACGCAGCGCACGATGATCTCGCCATTGGCGTCGGGCGGCGGCGGCGCGGGCAGGGTCTGGGTGGCGCCCAGGGCCGCTTGGTCGAGCATGGCTGGGTCGGGCTCGTAGATGATGCGGTTGGTGGTATAGGCGAGAGTCGCCCAGTCGGTGGCGCGACACCAGGGACGCAGGGCGCGCACCGAGAGGGTGTACAGTCCGGAGGGCGCCGGGCTGATGGTGTAGCTGGGGAACGGTGTGTCGGCCGTGACGGGGTTGTCCTGCTCGTGCTGATAGACAATCTCATACCGCTCCGCGTCTGGCACGGCGTCCCAGGAGACCAGCAGGCCGCCGGCGCTGGTGGCCGCCGCCAGCCCGGTGGGCGGGTCTTTGCGGCAGAAGTCGGTGACCGGCGGCTGTTCGAGCTGGATGCCCTGCTCTATGGCATCGTATTTGCCGGGATCGTGGGCCAGGGCGGTGATCTCGACGATGGTTGGCTCAACCTCGGCCATCGACACCACACGCCACAGGGTGGGCGCCAGATCGGAGGCGGCCAGTATCCAGACGGCCTGTGGCTGTGGCGCGGCGCTGTAGGGAGCGGCCAGCTGGAGGGTGTCGTGCGTGCCGATGCCGGTGGTGACGGCCCTCGTCTCGACGCTCCCGTCCGGCAGCTGCACCGACAGTTCGTAGCTGTTCCCGGTTGAGAGTGTCACCGGGTCGTCCAGCGTGACCTGGTCGGCGGTGGCGGAGACCACGCGCCCGCCGAGCCGCTTGCCCGCGCGGAACGGGTCGGCGACCTGAATGATGGCGCCAGGCCAGACGGCCACGCCCTGCAGTCCGGTGCGGAAGGTGATGGTGTCGGTGGCCAGGCGCTCGGTGTAGAGCAGCCAGCGGCCGGCCCGGTGCGCCTGCCCGCGCGAGGTGCAGCCGATGGCGACGATCTCGGTCTCGCGCACGCCGTAGCGGGCGATGCCGTCGGGATCTTCGACATACTCGATGTGACGCCGGTAGTGATCGGACGGGTCGTTCCAGCTCACCAGCGCAACGGTGTGCCGCTGGCGCCCCGAACTGCCCGAGTAGGTAAAGGCGCCGTCGATCACGTTGGCCGCGGTGAACAGGGCGGCCGGGTCTGCCGGGGCATCTTGCACTGCGCTGAGGGTGCCCTGTGACCACCAGATCATGCCCCGGAAGATCGAGGCCATGTGCGACAGGACGGTGTGGGCCTCCTCGCGGGTTTGCAGGTAGAGGTTGCAGGTGAAGCGCGGCTCGGTGCCGCCGAATCCGTCGGGCACCGGCTGATCGCAGTATTGGGCGATCTCGTAGAGCGCCCACTTGTCCACCATCGTGGCGTCGATATAGTGGCCCAGGCCGTAACGCTCGTGGGTCAGCAAATCGTAAAAGCACCAGACGGGGTTGTCGGTCCAGGCGATCTTGAAGGCGCCGTCCCAGACGCCGGTGTAGGTCCGGGTGAGCGGGTCGTAATTGCTCGGGACCTGCACACGCAGCCCCCGGATGTGGTAGCCACGCCGTGGAATGGACTGAAACTGTTTGGCGTCGATCTGGATGGCGACCAGCGCGGTGTTGGGATAGCGCAGCTTGCTGTCGATGATCTCGGTGTAGCTGGCCCACCAGGTCTGGTTTCGAAGATTCGCCTTCGTGCTGTCCGGCGTGATACGGCGCACGCGCACATCCCACGGACCCGGCGCCGGCAGGTCGATGCGGTAGCTGCGCTGATAACGGCTGATGGTCTTGCCGGTGATGACGTCGCGCTTGAGCTCTTGCCAGCCGCCGCCGTTGTTTTGCAGGTCGATGGCAAATTCGACCGATGAACCCCCCAGGTCGCCCGTCGACGGGTCTTGATAGGTGAGCTGTGGGAGGGTGACGGTGACCCGGATGGCGGTGAGGTTGGTGTTCTGGATGGATCGCGCCACCGGCGTGGCGGCCTTGACCTCGGTGGCCACCGAGACCTCGTTTTCCACCGCCGCGAAGCCCGGGATGTACGCCTGGTCTGGCGTGCCGTTACGCCAAACGGCGCTCACTCCGGCGAAGTTGTTGCTGCCGTCCGGGTTTTGGATCGGCGTGTCGTCCAGATAGATCGATTGCAGGCCATTGATGAGCCCTTCGATCTCGCCCTCGGCGATGGCGTCGATCACGCGGGCATAGGCGCGCGAGTGCAGGCTGTCGGGTTGCTCGGTCGGCACATGGCCGCCGCCACCGCCACCGCCCTTGCCGCCACCACCGCCGGCGCCCCGGATCTTCTTCTGCGTCATGGCACATATTCCTCGGCGGCGATGCCGGCGCTGATCACCTGCGAGCCGACCATCATCTCGCCATAGCACAGTTGCACCGCCTGGCCCTGCGCGGCGGTGTTGACCGGGCCGTCGAACAGATAGCTGGGCTGGTTGGCTGGTCGCTCGGGAACATTCTGGCTGTTGGGCTGCGGGGCGAGCATTTCAGAGACGCCACCGAGCACCAGTGAGATGCCGATGTTGGTGGCGAAATAGCCGGCGGTGGCCACCGCGCCAGCGGACCAGGCCGAGCTGAGTGTCATGCCCGCACCGCCGGTCATGACGCCCACCCCGATCAGGGCCGCGCCCAGCAAGACCTTGCCAACCGATCCGCCAGCGCCGGCGATGACCGGGACGATGCGAATGGTGGCATCGGCCGGATGCGCCAGGGTGTCGAGATCGCGCGGCTGATGGCCGACAAGGACGCGGTAACCCGGTGTCGAGTGCCGGATCAGCCAGGCGCGGAACCCCGGAAGGGTCGCGCAGAGCGCTCGCAGGGCCTCGGCCGGGTTGCGCACAGCGTAGTGATGGACGCGCCCGAAGCGCTCTCCCAGATGACCGTAAAGACGCACTTCGCGGGTCATGCCAGACTCCTGTGGCGTAGCGCCAGGGCCGTCACCCGCCGCCAGTAGCCGCCATACACATAGCGCCCTGACAGGCGGCCATGCAGGTGCTGGAGGATCTGGCCGTCCGCGAGCATCACCGCCGCGTGGTTGGGCACCGGGCTGGCGATCTGCATCAGCAGGGCATCGTGCTCGCGCAGCTCTGACGGGTCGATGACGACGAATCCGGCCTCGGCGAAATGGGCGCGGTAGAGGTCGCCGCCGTTGAGCCACCATTCATCCTCGCGGTCATAGTCCGGCAGGTCGATGCCGATGCCGGCGTAGTAGTCGCGCACCAGGCTGTAGCAGTCGAGCACGCCGTGCACGAAGGGGCGACCCACCAGCGGCGGGGTATAGCCCTCCGGCTCGAGGATCCGCCAGGCGCCGGTCGGCCAGGCCACGATCAGCCAGGGGAGACCTGTGCGCTCGCACATCACACGGTCCGCCTCGGATGGCTCCGGCGGCAGATAGATATGGCTGTGACAGATGCCCACCACGTCGCCCGCGTCCTCGGCCGCGGCCTGGTCTTCCGGGTGGATGACGAACTCGGCCTCGCCGGCGAGGTTGCGCGCGGGCCAGTAGCGCAGGCGCCCCTTGATGACCACCGCCAGGCCGCAACATTCGCGGGGTTGTTCTCGCGCGGCGTGCGCCAGCACGTCGGCCACCAACGTCTCCAGCCCGCTCATCGCACCAACCCCACCGCCGGAAAGCCGCCGAAGGGCAGTTCGGCCGTCGCTCCCCAGCGCAGCTTGCAGCTCGCCAGCCGCTTGCCGCAGGCATCTTGCGCGGGATCGGTGGTGGGCTGGTCGTTGACGTCGGCCACGGGGCCGCCGGTGTAGCCGCAGTCCGGCCCCCGGTACGGCCATGGGCAGAGGTTCTGGATGTACTGGCGGCGCGGCAGCTTGACGCCGGCCACGTCGTAGGCGGTGGACAGTTCCCACTCCACCATGACCTTGTTCTCTTGCGCCTTGCGATCAACGATCCATATCTCCCGGTCGAGGAACTGGTTAGGGTCGGCCTGGGGGTTGCCGCCCGCGAAGTTGGCGCTATCGAGGTACTTGACGAAGGTGCGGGTGCGCGTGACGCGCGCGCCCACCAGGTCTTGCATGTCGATGGCGGCCGCCCCCACGATACCCAGGATGTTGGCCACGCGCAGGGTCGGTCTGGGCGGCTTGCCTTGCCCGGTCTTTTCAAACCCGGCGGCCTCGATGGGGAATCGGGTGTAGGCTTGCCCTGCCCAGAGGATGTCTCCGCCCAGATCATTGGGCCCGTGGGGCGTGATGTAGACCGGGACCGTCCCCTCAAGGCGCGGGTCGATGCGGTACAGGGTCACCAGGGCGCCGGGATCGGCCAGTTGGATGTCAGCCGCAACACTCATGCGGGCACCTCTTCGAATTTGGCGGTGAGTTCGCCGCCGGTGGCGTGGTCGCGGCGGCTCCAGGCGCGGCACACCCAGAGTCCGTCGCGGCCTTTGAGGTCGTACCAGTTGAAGGGCTCGACGCCTCCCCGATCCGCCAGGAACTGCTCGGCGGCGTCGAGGAGGTCGTGGTCGGCCGCCAGGCGCACGGAGACGATGCGCAGTTGGGTGTGGAGGCCGTCGGCGGCGCGTTGTTCGTAGCCGTCGCCGAAGCGGGCCACGCGCACCCGGGGGGTGGTCTGCATGGGTTCGCCGGCGGCCACCGGCCAGGTCCAGCGCGCCATCAGACCGCCCCCGCCAGCAGGCCGCCCGGTCGGCGCTCGTTGATGAGGACGCCGCGCACGGCGGCGGCGATCTGCCGCCCGAGTTCCGCGGCCTGTCCCTCGCCTTCGACCGCGCCGCCGGTGGCGTCGACGTGCACGATGACATTGCCCACGCCGCCCCCGTTGCGCCGATGACGGGGGTCGTTGCGGGTGAGCACCTCTTCGCCCCGGCGCAGGATGGCCGGCACCTCGTCCGGCGCCAGTCCGGCGATGCCGCCGCGGTGGTAGCGCGGCGCCAGGGCCAGGGCGAGCGGCGGCAGGGTGCGCGAGGCCGCGCGTGTGCCGGCAATGCCCCCACTGTGGAACAGGCTGGCCAGCACGCCACCGATCCAGCCGCCCAGCTGGCCGGTCTTGCCGTAGTCGCCGAACATTTTCTGGCCCAGTTGCGCGGCCAGGGCCTCGGCCAGCATGCGGCGCAGGACGTCGATGAAGCCGCGGAGCATGCCCTTGAGCCCCTTGTCGAAGGGGTTGAAGAGGTAGTCGGCGAAGGCCTGTTGCATGCCGCGCGCGGCCGAAATGGCGTATTGGTTCATCGCGTCGGTGGCTTGCCGGGTGTTCTTGGTCGCCTCTTCCAGGCGTTTTTGAGCGGCCTTTTTGGCGCGGTTGAAGGTGGTTTGGTCGATGGCCTCGGCCGCCAGCAGTTTCTTGTAGTGGGCGATGGCCGCGTTGTAGCGCTCCTGGGCGGTGCGCAGGCGCTCGGTGAGGGCAGCGCCTTCTTGTTGCAGCCGCTGTTTCTCAGCCGCTTTTTTGTCGGCGGCTTGCTGCAGCCGCTGTTTGTCTTCCAGGGTTTTGATCTGCGCCAGCAGGCCCTGGCGCAGGGTCTCGCCTTCCGGGCCCAGCCGTTTGACCGCCTCGGCCAGATCGCCCAGGGTGAGGCGGTAGCGCAGCACGGCAGTGGGGCCGTCCTTGCCGAACAGGGCGATCTGCTGCCGGAGGTCGGCCGAGAGGCTGTCGAGCTGGCCGCGGGCCGTCGCGCGGGCCTCGCGGGCCTTTTCCCGGGCGTCCGCCAGGGCCTCGCGGGCTGACTTGGCCTTGTCCAGGCCTTCCAGGGCGCGCAGCATCTCCAGCAGTTGCTGGCGCATCGCCTCGCCCTCGGGACCGAGTTTTCTGGCCTCTTCCGCCAGATCGCCCAGGGTGAGGCGGTAGCGCAGCACCGCGCGCGCGCTCTGGCCGAAGGTGGCGATTTGCCGCTGCAGCGTTTGCTCCAGTCGTTGCAGGGAGGCGCGGGCTTGGTCGGTCTTCTTGGTGTCGCCGCACTGGCTGTCGTTGTTGCCGGTGTCGCCGCCGATGATCCCGGCTTTCTTCAGTTGTGCCCTGATGCGCGCCGCGGCCGCTTGCGCGCCTTTGTCTGCGGTGGGGCTCTCGCCAGTACGTTTTGCCTGCGCCTCCAGCTGGGCCAAGGCCGCTTTTTGCCGCTCCACAAAGGCCTCGAGGCGCGCACGTTCCCGTTCCGATGCCGTGGTGATGCGGGACTCGATCTGATCGATCTGCCGCCGCAAAGCGCGAATTCGCTGCTCCAGTGAGGGCTTGCCAGCCGACGCCTTCGGCTCCCCACCCTCTGGCAGGAGAAAATCCGGCAACCCCGCGCCGGCAATCATGCCAGCGAGCGCCCCCCACGGGCCAAAAGCCGCGCCAACCCGAAGGCCCATGAAGGCGCCGATGACGTTATCGATCTTGTCCGCATGGCGGGCGATCAGGCGGATCAGTTCGCCAAGATAGTGACCCAAATCACGCGCGCCCTGGATGACCGCCGGGTCTTTCATGATCTCCGTCAGCTCGCGCATGGACTGGACCACGGCATCCAGAAAGCCCCCTTCGGCCAGCTGCAGTTTCAGCTCCAGGAAGGCGTTGTCCAGCCGGTTGAGTGCGCGCCGGGCGGTCTGGCTGGCCTCGTCCACCGAGCCGCCGAATTCCTTGCGGATCTGCGCGGCGAAGGCGATCAGGAACTCCTCGGAGTTGAGCAGCCCCCGCTGCAAGGCCTTGTCGAGGTCTTTGGTCGCCACGTTCACGCTGCGGGCGGCGATCTGGAAGGCGCCATAGAGCCGTTCACCGAGCTGCTGGCGCAGTTCTTCGGCGGAGACCGTGCCCTTGGAGATCATCTGCTGGATGGCGTTGAGCGAGCCGGCCAGGTCGTCGTTGCTCATGTTGAGCACCACGGCGGCCTCGCTGATGGCGCTGAAGACGCGGCGTATGCCCTCGCCTTCGAGCTGGGTGCCCCGCGCGGCGGCCATGAGGCCGAGATACTGTCGGGTGGCCTCGGCCAGGGGCAGACCGAGCCGCTCGGCCTCGCGCCGCACGAAGGCGAATTCCCGCGCGGCCGCCTCGGACGAGCCCGCCACGGCTTTCATGGAGGCGTTGAGCCCCTCCATGTCGGCGGCGGACTCGAAGACGCTGGAGGCGGCCTTGAACGCGCCATAGGCCGCCGTGAGGTTGCGCATGAGCTTGCGAGTCTGTTCCAATTGCCTGGAGATGGACTCGACACCACGCCGGGCCTTGGAGAATCCGGTATTGAGCTCATCCCCGGCGCGCTCACCGTCGCGCCCCAGCCTGCCCAGTGCCTCGCGCGCGCGGTTTATCCCGTCGCGGAACTGGCGGGTGACCGCTTCGAGGCGTATTGCGATTTTTGGATCAGATGCCATAGTTGTTTCCCATGAAGTACTGGATACAACGCATCAGTTCCTGGGCGGGCTGGGGGCTTGTCCTTTGGTTGGTGCTGGCCTTTTCCGGCATGGCGCCGGATTCGCCCTGGGTTCCGCTGGCGCTGCTTTTGCTGTGGATCTCCGGTAGCCCCTTGGGGGTGCTGTTGGGGATTCTGCTGGGCATCTGGAGCAGTTGATCCCTCACTCCTCCAGCAGACGGCACCAGGCTTTCCACCCCGCCTCGTCGCTCTGCGCCGCGCGCACGGCGGTCGATAGCGCCAGCAGGCGGCGGCGCTCTTCGCTCTCGGCCGCTTCGGCCAGCCGCTGGACCGTCACCACGGGCATCTCCATCAATTCGACGGGCCGGAGTCCGAGCCGGACGGCGATCCGGGACCAGGGATGCCGATCGACTCCAGCGTCTCGTTCAGCCGTTCCAACGCCGGGTTGACCTGCCGGGTAAAAAAATCCTGGTTCACCTCCAATACGGCAAAGAGCAGCCGGGCGAATTCGGCCGGCTCCAGTTCGCCCACCCAGTCAACCGGCTGGTCGCAGGCCGCCGCCACGGCGTCGATCAGATGCTCTCCCTGGGCCGCCAGCGCCGCCCAGTCGGCGGGGTTGTCCGACAGCAAATTCGCTCCGGAACGGATGAGCGGCTCCAGGCCGCGCATCACGGCGGGCAGTTGGCGCACTTTGATGGGATGCAGGCGCAGGGCGCGGCCGGCGATGTCGAGTTCGACGCCCTGATCCGATAGCGCCGTGATGTCGTTTTCAACCCGATGGCTTTGTGTGTTGTCGGTCATGGGTTTGTCCTCTTATGCCCTGGCCCGGAAGACGGCCACCCATTTGGTGATGTCGATCAGGCCCTTTTTGCTGTTGCTGGTGTTGTTCTTGTTGTTGATGTAGAACCCGCCGCCGTTGCCACTGCCTGGCAACGAGAACCCAACCTCCAGCGCATCGGCCCATGGCGTGATGGGCGAGGTTTGCGACGTGTCGTAGAACTGGTTGA